GTTCTAAATGGTATAATATGACGCCTAAAGAAATACTTACAGCTTGGGATAATGAAACAGAAAGAGCTATAAAGTTAGGTAATTGGTATCACAATCAAAGAGAAGCTGATATGTTAGATTTTAAAACTATTGAACGTAATGGAATTGAAGTACCAATCATTAAACCGCACATTAATGAAAAAGGTATAAAATTTGCACCTGAACAAAAACTTATAGAAGGTGTATATCCGGAACATATGGTGTATCTAAAATCAATGGGGTTATGTGGTCAAGCAGATTTAGTTGAAGTAGTTAATGGGTGCATTAATATTCATGATTACAAAACAAATAAAGAAATTAAAACTAAAGGATATACCAATTGGGAAGGAATTACAAATAAACTATATAAACCTGTTAATCATTTAGATGATTGCAATCTTATGCATTATAATTTACAACTTAGTATTTATGCTTATATTATTAAAAAGCATAACCCTGAATTAAAGGTAGGTAAGTTAACAATTCAACATGTTAAATTTAAAACGGTGGGTGAAGATGCTAATGGTTATCCTATTAGCAAAATAGTTAATGGAGAACCTATACTTGATGAAGTAAAAATATATGAACTTCCATATTTAAAAGATGAAGTTAATTCATTAATGATGTGGTTAAAGGACAATAAATAAAATTATGCTAATAAGACTATTTGATATTCAGAACAATAAAGTAATTCCATCAGAACATTGTTATGCTTTACCTTTTTTAAATGATATTATGGAAACTTATCCAGATACATATTTAAAAATTTATCAGTACATATTCTATATGAGTTGCCCTAACCCAGATATGAATCCTTTTTTTAATATACCAGAACATGAAAAAGAAGATGTTATCATTGAAGAAATAAAATTAAAAGAATCTCCTGAAGATAGTAAAATAAGATACGCTTTAGAGATGTGCAAAAAATTATATGAAACCCCTACATATAGAGCATATGTAGGTATTAAAGCAATGCTTGATAGATTAGCAAAGTATATGGAAGTTACAGCTATAGAGCATGGCAGAGATGGTAATATGAATTCAATGATCAATGCAGCAGCAAAATTTGATCAAATTAGACAATCTTATAAAGGAGCATTTACAGATATGAAGCAAGAACAAGAAAGTTCTGTGCGTGGTGGAGCAGGTTTAGCATATGATCAAATATAAAACAAAAACAAATAAAAATGGGACAACAAGTAATACCAATAGGAAAAAAAATCCTTATTAAACAAAAAAAAGCAATAACAAAAACTAAATCGGGATTATATCTGCCAGAAACTGCTCAAAAAAATGAGTACAAAGGCACTGTTATGGGGATAGGACAGTCTGTACAAGAAATAAAAATAGGTGATGTAGTACAATATACTGAACATTGTTTGCCAACTAGAATGCAGCATAATGACGAAGAACACTTGCTTATCCAAGAGGGTGATGTATTTGCAATTTTAGTTGAAACAATAGATGTATAAAATTGTTCCTACATATATTAAAGGAGAATGGAGCACTACTGAATTTGAGGAACTATCAGATTTTATAGAGTATATTCTTAGTATATTTAGTGAACCTGGGCTCTATGGTTTTACAGATATAGCATATAAATTTAATAGTGAAGCAAAAACTTTTAACAAAGAAGGGTTTTATTGCAATAAACCATTTAGATCTAAAGACTTTACCGAATACTGGGAAGATCAAAAGAATAAATGTAAAGAAGGTGTTATCTATAAAGATGGTGATAAAAGTTTTTTCTTAACTAGAGATTATTACATGTGGTTAAACTTCTTACCTATTTTTGATAAAGAAGAAAAAAAATATGGTTTTGCTAAAGTTAGAGATGCTCAGTATCATATGGCTTTGTATGAACTATTAGCTGAACTAAATAATAAACATTCGGCAATACTTAAAAAACGTCAAATAGCCTCTTCATATTTTCACATGGGTAAAATTATTAACACCTATTGGTTTGAAGAAGGTAGTATTTGTAAAATAGGAGCATCACTTAAAGATTTTATTAATGATAAAGGATCATGGAAGTTTTTGGATGAATATAAAACTTTTCTTAATGAACATATTGCTTGGTACAGACCAAGTAATCCAGAAAAAGTATTGTTATGGCAACAACAAATTGAAGTTAAAATTGGTAATAGAAAAACAGCAAGAGGATTAAAATCAAAAATACAAGGGGGTTCATTTGAGAAAAATGCAACTACTGGAGTAGGGGGGCCGTGTACTATTTTCTTTCATGAGGAAGCGGGTATTGCTCCAAAAATGAGTGAAACATATGAGTACTTGCGCCCTGCCATGTCATCAGGTATGATTACTACAGGTATGTTTATTGCAGCAGGATCAGTTGGGGATTTGCAACAATGTAATCCATTAAAAGAAATGATTGTAAATCCAAAGGCAAATGATATCTATGCTGTAGAAACCAACCTAATAGATAAGGAAGGTACAATAGGTATGGCAGGACTTTTTATACCTGAGCAATGGTCTATGCCGCCTTTTATAGATAAGTATGGTAATTCTAAAGTTGAAGAAGCTGTATCAGCAATTATTGAAGAAAGAGCGCGTTGGAAAAATGAATTAAATGGGGAGGCTTTTCAATTAAGAATTTCTCAAAAACCAATGAACATAGCTGAGGCTTTTGCCTATAGACAAGAATCTATATTTCCGCAAGGAATATTATCTAGACAAAAGAAAAGAATTGAAGAAAAAGAATATCCTTATGAACTTATTGAATTAGATAGAGATGAGAAAGGTATATTTGGCAAAAGAACTGACAAGTTACCAATTACAAAGTTTCCCGTAGATAAAAAACAGGTAGATAAAACAGGAGCAATAGTAGTTTGGGAAAGGCCTGCAGCTAAAAAACCTGAGTTTGGGGCTTATTATGCTTCTATTGACCCTGTTTCCGAGGGAAAAACTACAACGTCAGATTCCTTGTGTAGTATCTTTGTTTATAAAAATGCAACAGAGGTTACAAGAACAACTGTATCCGGAGATGTAGAACAGTTTTTGGAAAAAGATAAAATAGTTGCCTCTTGGTGTGGAAGATTTGATGATATCAACAAAACACATGAAAGACTAGAATTGATTATTGAATGGTATAATGCGTGGACTCTTGTAGAGAATAATATATCATTATTTATTCAGCATATGATTGCTAGAAAGAAACAAAGATATTTAGTACCCAAACAACAAATATTATTTCTAAAAGATCTTGGTTCTAATAGGACAGTATATCAAGAATATGGGTGGAAGAATACAGGTACATTATTTAAAAATCATTTAATTTCTTATGCAATAGAATTTTTAAGAGAGGTTATAGATGAAGAAACTGATGTTAATGGTGTTGTTACAAATCAGACATTTGGTGTAGAAAGAATTCCTGATCCTATGCTAATAAAAGAAATGTTAGCCTATTACCCTGGATTAAACGTTGATAGGTTGGTTGCCTTTGGTGCACTAATTGCTTTTGTAAAAATACAACAGTCTAATAGGGGTTATTCTAAAAGACATGAATCAGAGAGTAAATCTTTGGTAAATTCAGAAAATTTGTATAAATTAAAGTATAGTCCGTTTAAAAATATTGGGCGTTCAACAAAGACTGATAGTAACAGACCTAAAAGATCTGGCTTTAAAAATTATAAATAGCCTTAACTAAATAAAATACAGAATGAAAGTATTAAATGCAATGCAGTTAAAAAATGGAGCTAAAGCTGATAGCGGCTCTACTTATTCAAGTTTAACTCAACCAGTACAGTTTTTACCTTCTTCAGAAAAAACTGATGACTGGGCTGCATGGAATTTAGATTGGTTAGAACAACAGGGTGTAGAATTTTTAAAAGTAAATGCCAGAAGACTTTTAAAAAATTATAAGTTGGCTAAAGGTATTATTGATAAATCTGATTATATAGTTGAAGAAGACAATGACTATAAAGATATGATGGATATTTTAACTAAAGAAAATGATTCTGCTTTAGAACTTAAATTTTATCCTATTGTACCAAATGTGATTAATGTATTGAGTGGTGAATTTACCAAACGATATAACAAAGTGCAATTTAGAGCTGTTGATGACAAATCATATAATGAAATGTTGGAACAAAAAAAGGCAGAAATAGAAGAATCCTTATTAGCAGACGCAGAAAGCCAGTTAGTCCAAAAAATGATTGAAGCCGGAATGGATCCATCATCTGAAGAAGCACAACAACAATTATCTCCTGACAATTTAAAAACACTCCCTGAAATAGAAGATTATTTTAGCAAGTCCTATAGAAGTAGTATTGAAGAGTGGGCAACTCATCAATTAAATGTGGATGAAGAAAGATTTAAAATACCTGAATTAGAGGAAAGAGCTTTTAGAGATATGCTTATTACCGATAGAGAATTTTGGCACTTTAGAATGTTAGAAGATGATTATGATTTAGAATTATGGAATCCAGTATTAACATTTTATCAAAAATCTCCAGATCAAAGATATATATCAGATTCTAATTATGTAGGCAAAATTGATTTAATGACTGTATCTGATGTTGTGGATAAATATGGTTATTTAATGAGTGAAAAACAATTAACCTCTTTGCAAAGAATATATCCTGCAAAATCTGCACAATATCAAGTTAATGGTTATCAAAATGATGGTGCTTATTATGACGCAACTAGATCACATGCATGGAATACTGAAATGCCGGGTTTAGCATACAGACAATATGCAAGTAATTATGCTAATGATACAGCAAGAGGAGGTGATATATTATCTCAAATTCTTTCTCAAAGTGAAGATTTAGAACACTGGGGAGATGGTAACTTAATGCGTGTATCTACAATATATTGGAAAACTCAAAGGAAAGTTGGTCATTTAACTAAAATAGAATTTGATGGTGAAATAACCCAAGAAATAATTGATGAATCATTTAAAATAACTGAAAAACCGGTATATGATACATCAATATTTAAAAATAAATCTAAAAATACTTTATTGCAAGGTGAGCATATTGATTGGATTTGGATTAATGAAACTTGGGGTGGTGTTAAAGTAGGACCTAATGTTCCTGCTATGTGGCAGACTAGTATGGATGATAATGTTAATCCTATTTATTTAGGTATTAATAGAGAAAAGCCAGGAAGACTTCCTTTTCAATTTAAAGGAGATAATTCTTTATATGGTTGTAAACTACCCGTAGAAGGTAGAGTATTTTCTGATAGAAATACTAGATCTACTTCTTTAGTAGATTTAATGAAGGCGTATCAAGTTGGATACAACATGGTTAATAATCAAATAGCAGATATCCTTATTGATGAATTAGGTACTGT